TGGGCGGTGAGGCGTTTGAGCATGGACTTGACGAGCATTCTCTGATCTGTGGAACGGGTGACTTTGACTCGTTGGCCGGCAACAAATTTGTAGACGTAGTGGGGGCTGGCTTGGTGGAGTTCATCTGTGTAAACTTGTTCGAGTCTCAGGACACCTTTCATGTCGTCGCCATGATCAAGGTGTGTGGTCATGGTGGCTTGTTGTTCCGTCAGGAGGGGTGCGGGGAAATACTTGTGGAGCAACATCGCGCATGCACTCTCGTCGGTGTTGTTGGCGGCGTACGGGATGGGGGATTCATCGGTGTTCTCGGCGACGATGGGTTTGATGTTAGTGAGCGCGTCGAGTGCATTCAGGTCGATGTTGGACCTGTCGGCATAAAATGAAACAGGTGCGGAATCATTGATGAACCGAGTGATGTCGTTCGATTCGCCGGCTGTCTCGTCTCGGATGAAAAGTTGATTGGTGTGGCGAGTCAACCCGACGACGAGGTAGTTTGGCGAGCGTTCGAGTAATTCCCGTTCAGCTTTGAGGCCGGCGTAATGCAGGATCACGCTAGGGAAAGTCTGGCCTTGTACCTCGGCGACGGTGTTTGCGTTACCTTCTCCGAGGGGACCGTTGATGCGCGCTTTCTCGGCCTGACAAATGGTCAGAATCTTGGCATCCCCGCGTCGGAAACCAGGATGGACGTGATGTATGGATGTCTTGACTTGGGAACAAGAACGAATCTGGGGGTATGCGCGGCGCATGATGGGCAGAGCGGTGACGTCGACGGGACAGCGTTTCGAGACGAGCATTTCTTCGGTGGGGATGTATTGGATGATCTTTTCCAATTTTGTGGTGGCCGACCAAAGCCCGGAGAAATCGACGTGCGTAATCTGTTGAGGATCGCCAACCAGGAGGACTTTGTATTTTGAGGCGATTGCGTTTACGTAGGCGATCGGTAACGTAAAAGCTTCCTCGATGATGACGAGGGTGGGGTTGAACCTCTCGATGGAACCCAGACCTTTGTGACAAGTAAGGGCGCGGGATGGGGCTTCGAGGTCGCTCGCGTACTTCCGTTGGAGTTCGCTGGTAGGACAGAGGACAATCACCGTTCCTTGCACTGAAGGAATGACGGATTTCATAATCCTTCCGGTTTTTCCGGCACCAGGTACGCCTTTGAGGAGGATCATGTTCTCAGTGTGGAGTTTCTTCGGGGTGTATTTCATCAGGAATGGTAGGGCGGAACCGAGACAGAAAGCGAGATCTGGTTTCTCTTCTTCACGCGCTTTCTGCTCTCCGTTTTCCATTTCCATAATGAGGGTGGCGTGTTGATCTTCCGCTAGATAGTCTGCAGCAATTTCATCTGGAAGGACAGCGTGGACGCCGAGATCGAGTCCCCAGGTTTGGTGTTCTTTCGCGTTGGTTGTAATGATCTGACCGAGCGCGAGTTCGTTAGCGGAGTTTTCGTTGATTGCGACGATGTCCTCGATGGTGGGTTTGAAGTCTGGTGGGGTGAAAGCGAAATTAACTTCCTTGTGGAAGTCGAATTCTTTAGTTCCGCTGTGGCAATCGTAATCTTTGAAGAATTCTACATGGGCCCGGGTGAACAAGTTTTGGGAACGTCCGCTGAGCTTCGGGTCTTGTTCGTGATGGTGTTTGAAGCAACATCCGTGTTTTTCGAGGAAGGTGGTGATTTTCTTCCAAGTTTCTTGAAACCAGCTCGGGGGGTCTCCGTTCTTAAGCATGTGGGAGAGGGCTTTCTCGATGATGTAGTGGTCTTGTCCGCGTTGGAAACATGCAAGCAAATAGATGGAGAGGCAGACTTGAGTGAATTCTTCCGTCGTAACGTTCCAGTGCAATTCGACTACTTTTTCGCCGAGGCGTACTTCGTTGACGAGTGTGCGAGCGTAAGCTTTGACGGTGTCGATGTTGAATCCAGCTTCCTTGCGAGCATAGATGAACTCAAAGAGTTTCCGAACTTTTGAAGCGTCAGTGATGACATACTCAATCTCCTGTCTTTTGCAGAAAGAGTTCAAGGCCAGCTTCGTGAAGTTCGGGACTTTGCACAAATTGATGAGTTCGTTCGGGACTTGGTAAAAGAAAGAACCGCCGGCAGTGACTCTGGTGATGTTGAGTTCAAATTGGCTGCCGTTGTGTCGTACCTTTTCGATGGCAATGCCGAAACCGAAAGGAGTGTCCAGGGCACCAGTGGTGAGATAGGACAACCAGTCGGCTCGGTTATGTTCGTATCCGAAAGAGG